AGGATTCTGTAGATGTAGACATAATCAAATCGGTATTAGGTCTACAATAACTCCGCTATATAGCAGCACAGATTTTGGTAAACTATTAATAACTGCCGCAACTGCTGATACACTATCTGGTACACTTGCCAAATACGATGATGACCCAGACTTGATGACTGATATTGGAGTTCTATTCCCATACGATCTAGTTGGTAAATCAATCAAAGTGTTTGATGCTAATGGTAACAGATCAACTTCTCTTGCCATAACAGATGTATCAACTGATAGAACATCTATAACGTTTGCACTTCCAACTGATGTATCGCTACAAGAATATTCTATAGCTAATGCAACTTATGATTGGAATATATATGGCTATAGGAGAGATCAAAGAATTGAATTGATGTCTATTGATATAGCTTTCTCATTACTATCTAACTCTGCTAATGGTAACAATCCTTCACTAAATGTTGGAGGTAAGAGTGGCGAGTAAGATTGATGTAAGAGGTATAACTAGAGATGACACAGAGAAATCACGAAGGTTAAACTTTGAGAACATCGACTACACGTTAAGGAACATATCTAAAACATACGATAGTCTTAGAAAGAAACTTGATGAAGTATCTGGAGAAAGTAGTAGCGGTATAAGCAGCGTAGCTACTCCGATTGGTGTTATACACCCATATATTGGCACAACTGCTCCAACTAATTATTTGCTATGCAATGGTCAGCAAGTATCACAAACAACCTATGCTACATTATTCCAGCTAATAGGCACTACATATAATACTGGCAGCGAAACGGTTGGTTACTTCAGAGTTCCAAATCTTGCTGGTAGATTTTTAAGAGGCGTTGGAGGTAATGCCGCTGCTCTTGGTGGATTTCAGAACGATGCGTTCGGCGCACATAACCACTTAGCTCCAGCCCATTACCATCATGTAGCCTATGATGTTGGAAGTAGTACTCTTACTCCATTGACCTTCTCTAACCATATAAGAGAATCGTTTTCAACTGGAGATGGAGATGCTGCACAATACACTTTGACTGGAACAACTGGAGAACCTAACGTTGGTCAAACATCTACAGTTCCACAAGCAAGCACTAGCAACGAGGGATTGGTGGCAGAAACCAGACCAACTAACATGGCCGTAAACTTTATACTAAGGGCACTATAATGGGAATGACACTACAAGAAATTAGAGATCAAGTTAGAGAAGACCTAGACTCATCTGAAGAATATTGGAAGGATGATACAGACTTTAACAACATGATTAATAGGGCTATTAGACAGGCACATAGAAAGATCATATCAATCTATGAAGACTACTTCCTATCATCTTCTGTTGTATCTATAGCGGCAGATGTTGATACTATAGATTATCCATCTGATATATTTGCCAACAAGATTAAGAGTATTCATTTCTATGATGGTGCTTCATCTACTAAGTTTGCAAAGGTTAATAGATTTGATGAAACTATCATGCTTGATAACCATATAACAAACAACACAATCTACAGAAAGTGGTTAGCCATTGACACTCTAACTGGTGGACAAAAGATTAAGCTATATCCAAAGCTAGGTAATGCTGGAACTATTACTATCTGGTATATTAGAGAGCCAAAGAAACTAGTGAACGATGATGATGTGTGCGACATCAATGAGTTCTATGACTATATCATTCAGCTAACAAAGAAGATATACTATCAGGAAGATGCTGACCCTAGATTTACACTAGAGAAACAGGAAGCACTTGAACTAGAGAAAGAAATGATAGATACTTTAACTAACATGACAGTAGGTAATGACGACTTGATAGTTCAAGATATGTCACACTACTGTGATAGTGTATAGGAGATTTGTATATGGGTTTATTTTCAGCATCACCAGCTCCACAATTTAATGCTAGTATTCCTACCATTAATCAGGGCATGAACAATACTATGCTTGACGATACTAATAGACTAAGACAGTTTGCTACTAATCCTATCACTGGATTAAGCCAAGCTGGATTAGCACAACAGGACTTTGCTAATAAAGCGTTTGCTCAACAAAGAGATCAGATGCAGAATAGTTTGTTGTCTAATCAAGCAAGCGGTCAAGCACAGATGGCACGATATGGTGCTGACTCTGGTAGCTCTGAGCGATTGGCACAAAGCCTAGGTAGAGATAGCTTGTTCTCTGGACAGCGATTAGGTGCACAGCAAGCTACATCATTAGCTGATCTAGCACAGAACGATATGCAAGGACAACAAGATAGACAGTTCACTGCACTATCGGCATTGCCACAGATTTCTCAATCACAGTTTACTAACCAGTTCAACATGGATAGTGCTAGAGCTGATGCCCTTAATGCACAGAACGCAATCAATATGAACTCTGTTAATAGTGCTAAAGATAGAACATCAAACCTTTGGGGTTCAATCCTTGGTCTTGGTGGTGCTGCTTTAGGTGGGCCTGTTGGTGCTGGATTAGGCAAAGGTATTGCTGGTTTGTTTACTAAGAATTAACACTGGAGATTTTATGAGTTTGTTTGATGGTAAATCTTTTCTTGATAGTTTTGATGCTAAAGAGAATCCTGTTAGCAATGCTATTGGTAGCTCTATCTCTGGATTAATTGATAGAAATGCACAGAGTAAGCAAAACTTTTATGACAATGTTCTACAGAGATATGCTGGTATAGCTCCTAAGGCTAGAGATGCTGGTCTGCCGCTTACTGATTTGTTTGCAAGAACTAAACAGGGTCTTGATCTACAGAAGCGTAGTGATGAGATGATGGAAGCACTTAAAGAGCGTATTAAGAACGGTGGAAGCTTAGACTTCTTAATCCAGAAGGACGCTTTTGAGAATGATGCTCCAGCGTTTTGGGATATTAGAGCAAAGAACCAGCAATATAATAACCCTAATAGTAAGTATGACTTTGGAATAAATTACAACATGGGGAAATAGAAATGGCTAATGACTTAACTCCAGAAAGAATTAAAAGACTAGAAGAAATAGACAGGTCTATTGGTGCTCCTATTGGATGGGGAGTATCTCATATCTTGAGAGAAAGCAAAGGCGAAAAGGGTGCAACGTTTAAAGAGAGAGATGATATTGGTATAGCTAAAGGCATGGGCCAGATTATACCAGATACATTATCAAGATATAGAAAGAAACTTGGCAATAGTAAGTTGAATCCGTTTGACCCTGACGATGCTATAACATTATACCAAGCCATGATGGTTGATAACACTAAAGCATTTGGTAATTATAGAGATGCAACTAGAGCATACAATGCTGGGTGGAAGAAAGAGAATTGGAAGTACGCAGATAAATATATGGCAGATATAGATGAGAACCTAAAGAAGTATGGTGGCGAGAACAAGTCATCGTTTACTCCGAAGCAGATACTAGACAATGCTGTTAATAAAAGAAACTATGTAGAGCAAAGACAATCAGTTCCAAAGGATGCAGTCATGAAGAAAGATACTGACCAGTTTATTATTGATATGAATAACTTTGCTGACAATCCAAACTATACCAAGCCATTAACATTCGATAGCTATAAAGAAGAAGTTGATAAGTACCTACCATCTAAAGAGAAGGTAAGCAGAAGGGAGGTTGTTGTTCCATATAGCAAAGACAATCAAATGTTTGGTCAAGCTAATGAGATGGTAAATAGCTATAGAAGCGATATAGGGAAACAAAAAGAAAAGCTAGAAGAAGCTATACAGAAAATGGCAAAGGTAAATACCAAGTCAGACTTTGCTCCTATTGGTAGAGACACTAGAGGAATTGCAATGATGATGGATGCCAATGCTGCGGCTAGTGGCGGAGACAGATATCTACAGCCATTGCTAGGCAACCAAGCATTTACTGGAGTTACGCCAGAGCAACAGGCTAGACTATTAGATGAGCAAGAAAGAAGTAAATCAGAGATACTAACTAACGCATACAATATTAGAAACAATGGAATAAACAACATTGTTAATGACCAGATACTTGATCGTAATTTATATAGAGGGTTAACTGGTGATAGCTTAACTGCTATGATGAAGATGGCTGAGATGTACGCTCCAAAGAAATCTGGTAATGATGACATTGATTTCTATAAAGCTGTTACACAAAGCAGATATCCAGTAGATAATCAGGAGCAAATTGTTCAAAAGATTCAAGATGCTTTAGTAAAGAGCAGAGGTTACTAGTATGATTGATGAGTCTATCCCAGAGAAGTCTGCATTTGAGAAGCTACTATCTGGCTTCACTAAATTGAATGATGTCACAATGAATGTGATAGCGAAGAAAGTTGGTGTAGATACTGGCGTAACTCATAAAGAAATATTAACTGGTAAAAAGGAATACTCTCCAAGAACATTTATCAATGACATTGGCGAGGAGGTTGGACTAGACCTAGAGTTTGGTAGTCCAGAGAAGCAGAACATATCTCAACAAGTTATGAACTTTGCTACTGATATTGCTGTAAGCACAGTAACAGACCCACTATCTGCATTGAGTGTTGGTTCTAAGTTTATATCTAAAGCTGTATTAAAAGATGCTGGAGCTGGAGTAAAAGAAGTTAATAGACTACAGAGGGCAATAGCTGGTGGAACTATAGGTGCATTAACTGGTGACTCTGTTGGTGGTGCTGTACTTGGTGGAGCTATTGGTAGTGGGCTTGGTGCTTATGGGCCTGATGTTATCAGAGGAGTTGGTAGAGAGTTTAGTGATAAGATTGGCGACCCACTAGTAGATATAGCAATGAAGGGATTAAACCCAGAAGCATTTGTTGGTACTGAGCTAAGCTATTCCAAGGCACACAACATAGCAATGCAAGCGGATAAGCGTACACAAGACATTACAAGACAAGTAAGAGAGATGAACAATGTGCTAGACCTAGACAAGCTAGATGAAGCACAGACAAAAGAAGTTGCTAGTTACTTGGATGGTAAGAACTCTGAGTGGCATACTCATAGAAACAATATAGAGAAAGAAATTATCAAGACTACTAATGGCATTAACGATGTCAAGAATATGAATGGCAATGCTGTTCTATATAACCCTGAATCAAAAACATTCTCTGAACTAAACCTATTAGATAATCCAGAAAAGACAATCTACTTACAGGACATTAGAAGAAAGGGCAAGTTTGGTAATAGATATATTATCAAAGCAGAGAATGGAAAGTTTGTTAAGTATGGCGATATGGCTGGCAAGGGTGGATTCATTAAGATTGCTGAACATGGCAAGATAAACAATGTACTTAAGAATAAAGACCTACAAACTATGAAGGTGCTTAAGTCTCTTGATGAGTTCAATGCTCACGATACTATTAGATATGGTATAACAGATAAGAATGGTAAGGCATTGGTTGAGCTAACTAAAGATCAGCTTGCTGATATGTCTAGGACTACTAACTCATACATAGGTAAGCTTGTTGATGAGCAGTTGGCTAAAGAAGGTAATCCAGTTAAGACAGCTTTCGTTAATAGATTCAGACAGCGCAATAGAGATATGATTGAACTCTATAACAAAGCAAAGAAGCAAGCAGACCAAAACTTTATCAGAGTTGAACCTATAGACTTTCACACTATGGAAGTTAAGCCAACCGATAGAGGTATGAAGGTTTACTCTGATATAACTGAAGGATTTGTTAGACGAAGAAGTGATGAACTAGTTGAGACTTCTGGTTTAAACTTTAACGAAAGAGTAGAGATTGAGACTGATAGATTTAAGAACTACTTCCTAGATAGAACAGAGAAAGAAGCAATGCGATTGATAAACAATGTCAAGTTCGTATCTCCTAAGTCTACTACATCTCAGAAGATACTTAAGTTTGTTAATGGTTATGATGAACTAACTAAGTTTATTAAGCAACAACACTTAACATTCTCTCATACATGGGTAGTAAATAACTTTGTTGATAATGCTGTTAAGGCATACATGACTGGTGGCCATAGAAATATGTGGGAAACGCTAAAGATGCAGGGCAAGGCTGCACTTAGAGACACAGGCGACCCTGTTGTTCGTGACATACTTAGACTATCAGACCCTAACATGATTAAGGCAGGGGTTAAGTTTAACGATGAGCTAACGTCCATTGCTAAAGAGTATGGTGCTGTTAGTGAGGGTATGTTCTCTGAGACATTTGAAAAAGGTCAGATAAGTAAAGAGATGTTGATAGCTAAACTTGGCATAGAAGATGCAAGCAAGGCTATGATTGATGCGGCTACTAAGTCAGACATACATAAGACCTATGACAACTATACAGAATTCTTAAAGAACACCGTTGGTAGAACTGGTACGGTAATGGAAGCATCTGCTAGACTAGTAACATTCAAGCATCATGTAGCTGACATACTTGGTTCTGACGATGCACTTAAGGCATTAGGTGTAGACATAACAAGAGAACAGTTAGACAACGCTATGAGATTAGGTAGCACTAAGGCTAAAGAAATATATCCAAGCCTAGGTAAGGTATATGAAGAAGCATCAAGGGTTACTAACGAAATCTTCTTTGACTATACAAACATATCAGCATTTGAAGAACAGGTAATGAAACGTATATTCCCATACTGGACTTACTTCTCTCGTAACTTTCCACAGTGGATAGAGATGGCTACAAGTAAGCCAACAGAATTAAGAAATGTATTGAGGCTATACTCAACCGCTGGTGACAAGCCAACAGATCAACAACGCAAAGGACTTCCAGACTATATGCTTAAGTCAGGTGCTAGAATGGTTGATGGCAAGGCTATGACCATGCCCAATATGTCATTGCTAGATTCTCTTAACGCAACCACTGGTGAGTTTGAAGGACTATCTAAGGTTCATCCATTGCTTAAGTTTGCATATCAAATTGTAGCCAGAAAGAACGAGTTTGGTGGAGAGTTGTATCCAAGCAATACACGAACTGGTCAGGTTAGATTAACTGGTGCTGGTGAGAAGTTTGCCCCATTCACTGATAGTATATACAGAGATGCTGGCAATGGTAACAAGCTATACACAGATAGTGATATTGTTCAGGGAATAAAAACATTCCAACAGAACATCGTACCTGTACCATTAGTTGATACATTAGCTAGGGCAATCAATAAGTCTAAGGAAGGTACTCCACTTGCTGAGTCACTCATTAACCTAGGGCCTATCAAAATTAATACACTTAAGCCTAACGATACAGCAAGAACTAGAATGTTTAGAGAGAGACAAGCAGACTATAAGAGACAGAATGAAATGGATATTGAAAACTCTAAACGGATATCACATAAATAATTAACAACTCTTTATTGTATAGTCAAATATTATTTACACGATGACTGTAGATTTTGGGTATAGTACCCCTTTCAAATGCGACTAGATATTAAACTTATTAACTATCTACCATCTATTTATATACCACCATACCTATCACTACATATTATTAACTGTCTATATTTAATATTTATCTATCAGGTTTATATATTTATTAACTTGTATATTGATGTTGATATTACTTGCTACCTGCTACCCTTTAAGATCATTCATTGTCATTTCATTCCATTCATTCATGACCGTTCATAATCATCCAGCAGGTGATTACTCTCTCAGGATCGTATCTAACCATGACTGGTTAGTTACTCAGGACTCCCTCCCCTTCCCCTCCCTCACAGCCTAAGTTATTGAAATATCTCTGTCAAGCATTATTTTCAAACTATTTTCAATTTTTGAATGATGTCGGTAGGTTGGGACTTCAATCTCAAGTTGGAATGTGCGGTGGTTGATTCGGTGCGTCATCTGTAGGTAAAAAAAGGGAAGCTAATTTGCCTCCCATTTCGTTTAATTATTTACCGTTGAAATAATTATCTAGTTTACTGCTATAATATTTTGATGTCTTGTCTGTCACCGTTTTTATATATTTATCATCAGCGAAAGACTTAGGCTTTCCAGCGAACCGCCCACAAGGAATGTTGCCAGTTTTTGATGTGTCTTGTTTAGCATTATTTAGGAAGAACAAATATAATTCTTCACTATAGTGCAGTCCACTTGGGTCTGTTACGTGTAGTATATAGTTCCAAGGCACAGAGTCTACTGATTTTCCTTTGTATCTACCAGATGGTACTATTGGAGATATCGGCGAACCGTGTACTTTTTTCAACGATTGTATTAGGCAGTACGCTTCAAGACAGTTGAGATCATAAGCCTTTATTCCATACTCAAATATCTCTGATATCTGACCTTGAGATGCCTTGTTTGGTTCTGCCTTTAGCTTTTTAAACTTAGAGTTAACAAGAACCTCTATAACATTCCTAGGTATTTTACTTTCAACTATCATTTTCATTAGACCTTTATACTTCACAGCATATAGGTTTGCTTGAAACTTTCTTAGCTTTGAAAGGTATGCCTCGTCTTTTATTGTAACCATATAATCCTCAACAAAATATTTCGTCCAACCCATTTAAGCCAACAAGTTTTCTATCAGCACGATCTTGTTCTTCTTGTGTCTTCTTCTTCTGTGGTGTGTGCTTCTTGCTAACAGTTCCATCTTTCTTGATTGTCTTAACCTCAATAGGCTTGTAGTGATTTTTCTTTTTAGCTGTCATATTATTCTTCCTCTTCTATTTCGATTGAATGCAAATTACCATCGAATACTTTCAGGTCAGCATGAAGTTTGTTAACATACATATTGCTTGTAAACCTAACTCCGTTTAATAACCAGTGATCTCTGCTGCCAAACCAATACGTTCGTTTAACTTTCTTCTTCTTCTTTGATATCAATACTAGGGAAGCATCTCTATTCCATGATCTAAACTTGCCATCCATCGTGAAGGTTTGAAGCGTAACGCAATCGTTGAATCTTACAAACAAAGGCAATACAGATTCTGGATTAATAGATTCTACTATCCCTTCGCTACCATTCCAAGAAACCTTGTCACCAACCTCGAACTTGTCAGCCATTTCTGCTTTCTTCTCTTTGATTACTTTGTCCATTGCAACTTTAAATTCCTTCATTGCTTCTCTAACTTTCTCATCATCTAAATTAAATAACCTTTCAAACATAATCATTCTCCCTTAAAGAACTTTGCTAGTTCTGCGTTATAGTATTGTGTACCATATCTTGAAACCAATTTGATGTAAGAGTATGGTACTGATTCCTTTTTCTGTCCAGCAAATTTACCTGATGGAACTACTGGTGATGCAGACATCCACTTGTACTTCTTCGCTAGTGCATTTATAACTGTAGCCGCTTCATTCATTGTCATGTTACGGCCATTGATATTGTACTTGCCTAATAGGTTGGCTTGCTTGTCAGTTACCTTTGCTTTCTTCTGGTATCTACCTACGATATCTTTTGGAGATAGATGATCTAATAACTCTCTAGGAAATTCTCTATCACCTATCATGTTTGCTAGTTCATTCATGCCCTTTGCCATTAGTGCTTTCTTTAGTTTGACTTCTTCAAGTGTAACAGTAGTGGCTTGCTCTGATTCGTAATCTTCTTTCTCTACAGTGCCAGCAACCATTGCTTTCTTATTAACCTTCTCCCATTCACCTTGCTCAACCTTAGGGTCAGCACCACCTATGTAAACATCACAGTGTCTCTTGTTTTGGTGAGTACGCAAGCCACGGCCTATTCGTTGCAGATATGTAGCGACAGAGCCAGTACCATAAGGCATGATGACAGCCCTTAGTGATGGGCAGTCAAAGCCAACAGACAATACATCAACACTAACTAGCACCTGACTACAACCAGAAATATTATCTCTTGTGTCTGCTAGTATCTTGTCTCTAGCTTCACCAGAAACTTTAGACGTTACTGATGATGCCTTGATACCTATAGAGTTTAACATCTCTGCCATCTTATCTGAATCTTTTATAGACTTCATGAACACAACACACTTGTCTGTTGAATGTGACTGCCTAACGATTGCTATTACCTTTCCCATTACATCTTCAATGTTCTTCTTATCAACCTGTAATCCATGTAGTCTTGGTGGAACTAGTAGTCCCATCTGAACAGCATCGTTAATGCTAACAGAGAAAGCTACCTTATCGAATAGACCAACCATAGATTTGTTGTTCTTAAATGGTGAACCAGTAAACCCAACAACCATAGCATCTGGGAAGTAATCCTTAAGAATAACATCAACACGATCAACACCATCGTTGATATGTGCTTCGTCTATAAGTATCAGCTCAACCTTTCTGCCATGTGGTAGTGATGATTTCCATGCTAGTATCTTGTCAAACATTGATGATGATTGAACAGTTGATAGGACACATCTTGATATAGGTGATGGCATTTGATCTGCCTTAAGTATATCAGTATCAAGTGACCAGAACTTTTGTAAGCTAGTCCCTGACTGAGTAACAAGTAAACCTAAGTGTGATAGTATTAGAACAATACTGTCTGGCTTAACGTTCATGTAGTGCTTAGCTATGCCACCAAACATTACAGTCTTGCCTACAGCTGGAGGAGCAACAACAAGTAGCTTTCTATATCCATCG